ATGACGCTTTTTCGAACCGTCGACCCGGCGGCCGAGCCGGTGACGCTTGCCGATGTGAAGGCGCATCTGCGGCTGGCACATGACAGCGAGGACGGGCTGCTTGAAGGGCTGATCCGCGCGGCGCGCGAGGACCTCGAACGGGCGACCGGGATCGCGCTGATCGACCAGAGTTGGCGGCTGGCGCTGGACGCCTGGCCGAGCCAGGGCTGCGCGCTGCTGACGGTGCATCCGGTGCGCGAAGTACTTTCGGTGACGGCGTATGGGACGGAAGGCGAGGCTTCGCTGATTGAGCCGGCCGACTACCAGCTCGACATACTGTCGCGACCGGCGAGGCTGCATTTCGAGAAGCGGCCGGCGCCGCTGCGCATCTTCAATGGCATCGAGATCGACTTTGCAGCCGGCCATGGCGAAGCGGGAACGGACGTGCCGGATCTCCTGAAGCGGGCGATCCTGCTGCTTGTCGGGCACTGGTATGAGTTTCGCGCTGAGTTCGACGCGGCCGACCAGCCGGTCTCCTATCCGGCCGCATATGAGCGCATCGTCGCCTCCCATCGCTCGCGGAGGCTCTGATGCGGGCGCTGTTCGTCGATCCGGGCGCGCTGCGCAGCGAGCTATCGCTGCAGGCCTGCACTGACGTACCGGACGGGCTCGGCGGCCATACGCAGGAGTGGGCCGAGATCGCCACGGTTTTCGGCAGGATCGAGCCGGTTTCGGCGACCAGCGTGTTCGGGCCCGACCAGACAGTCGAGACGGTGACGCATCGAGTGACGATCCGGGGGCGGAGCGGCGTTGCGAGCGGTATGCGTTTCGTAAGGCAGGGCAGGGTTTTCGACATAGTGACGATCCACGATCCGGACGATTCCGGCCGCTACCTGGTGTGCCGCACGCGGGAGGCGGGGCTATGAAGCTGGCTTTGCAGCTGACACTCGACGGCATGGTCCGGGCACTGCGAATGAGAGCGCACGAACTTGCCGACGACCCTCAGGAGGCGAGACGGCGCGACGCTATCGGCAACGAGCGCGTGCTGACGTTGCTGGCCGCCGAAGGCGAGCGTTTTGCAGAGGAGGCAGACGATGAGTTCGGCCGCTGAACTGCAGAAGGCCATCTTCGAAGCGCTGAGCGCGAACGAAACACTTGGGTCGCTTGTAGGCGACCGCATCCTCGACCAAGCACCGGCCAATGTCGGCTTTCCGTACATCACCTTCGGCCGCAGCGCTGTCTACGACTGGAGCACCGGGACCGAGGAAGGCTGCGAGCAGCTCTTCACACTGCATGCTTGGTCGAAGGCGAAGGGCAAGCGGGAGGTTCTGGCGATGATCGAGCTTGCGCGTGAGACGCTGCACGATGCCTCGCTCAATCTCGAAACACACCACCTCGTCAACATCCGGGTCGAGTTCTCGGAAGCGCGATACGACGACGACCTGTCGGTTCACCACGGCGTGCTGCGGCTGCGCGCCGTGACGGAGCCTGCCGGGTAGACAAATGGATGCGGCGTCGGAACTCGTCGCAACAATCTCGATCAGTATCAAGAACGGGAGACCGAAAAATGGTCGCACAGAAGGGCAAGGACCTTCTTCTGAAGGTAGACATCGAGGGTAGTTTCGTGACGGTCGCGGGGCTGCGCTCCAGGCGCATCGCCTTCAACAGCCAGACAGTGGATATCACCGACGCGGATTCCGCCGGGCGCTGGCGCGAACTGCTTGCGGGCAGCGGCGTGCAACGGGCGGCCGTGAGCGGCTCGGGTATCTTCAAGGACGCACAATCGGATGCCGCGATGCGTGCGCGCTTCTTCGCCGGCGAGATCGGCGACTGGCAGCTTGCCGTTCCTGACTTTGGCGTAGTCGAAGGCGCCTTCCAGATCACCGCGCTGGAATACACCGGTAGCCATGACGGCGAGGTGACCTTCGAGGTGGCGCTGGAATCCGCGGGGCCGGTGAGCTTCACGGTGTCGGCATGACGGCGAACAGGCGGCGCGGCGAAATTGCGGCCGAGCTCGACGGCAAGACCTACCGGCTGTGCCTGACGCTCGGCGCACTGGCCGAGCTGGAATCGGCCTATGCCGCCGACGATCTCGGACAATTGGTGGAGCGCTTCGCGCGCGGGCGGTTGTCGGCGCTGGACATGATCCGCGTGATCGGCGCGGGCCTTCGCGGCGCCGGCAACGACATTGCCGATCGCGATGTCGGCGCGATGCATTCGGAGGAGGGGGCGGCGGGTTTCGCGGCGATCGTCACCGACCTCCTGACCGCGACTTTCGGTTCGGCGCGCGCCGAGGCGCAGCCGCCGAACCCTTGAACGCCGCCGCAGGCACGACCAGCGAATTTCCGTGGGACAACGTGATGGCCGCGGCGTTCGGCCTGCTGCGGCTTTCGCCGAGGGATTTCTGGTCGATGACGCCGCGTGAACTGGAGCGGGCGATGAGCGTGCTTGGAGGCGATTTGCCAAGCGCCCCGGCGCGCCGGGATCTCGCCGAACTGATGCAGCAATTTCCGGACGCGCGAGGAGACAGGCGAGATGGCTGAAGACGTCACGGTGCGGATCAGCGCCGACACGCAGCCGTTCCAGGATGCGCTGCAGAATCTCGAAAAGCTCTCGGCAAGTTTCGGTTCGCAACTTACCGGTGCTCTGAAAAGCGCCGTGGTGAGCGGCAAGGATCTCGACGAGATCTTGCGGCGGATCGGGCTCAATCTGGCCGGGCTGGCTCTGGAGCAGGGACTGAAACCGCTGCAATCCCTTGCGGGCGGATTGGTGTCCAGCCTGCTCGGGGGACTGTCGGGGCTGCTGCCCTTCGCCAAGGGTGGCGTGCCCGGTCATGTCGTGCCGTTCGCTTCCGGCGGCGTGATCTCTTCGCCGAGCTATTTTCCTGTCGGCCGAAATGTCGGCGTCATGGGCGAAGCCGGCCCGGAGGCAATCCTGCCGCTGCAGCGATCGGCCGATGGACGGCTAGGCGTCGCCACAAACGGGGGCGGATCCAGCGTCAATGTCGTCTTCAACGTGACGACCCAGGATGCGTCTTCCTTCCGCAAATCCGAAGCGCAGGTGACCGGCCTGCTGGCACGAGCCGTGTCACGCGGCGCGCGGACCTTCTAGCCGTATTCGTGCGGGATCTGCGCTCGCCAGCAGCGCCTCATTTTCAATCGGAGCAGCCATGCCGGAACTGTCGAGTTTCCACGATGTCCGTTTTCCGCCGGGCGTCTCATTTGGTGCGACCGGTGGGCCGGAACGACGCAACGAAATCATCTCGCTGACATCGGGCCGGGAGAAACGCAATGCCCGTTTCGCGCAGTCGCGGCGCCACTACGACGCCGGGACCGGGGTGCGCTCGCTCGCCGACCTGTACGATGTGCTTGCGTTCTTCGAGGCGCGTCGGGGATCCCTGCATGCATTTCGATTCAGGGACCCCTTCGACATGAAGTCCTGCCGGCCCGAGGAAACCGTGTCGGCCACGGACGAGCAGCTCGGAACGGGCGACGGCGTGCGGGCGCGTTTTGCGCTGACGAAGACATACGGGGAGGGAGACGATGCCTACCGGAGGCTGATCGCGAGGCCCGTGGCGGAAACGTTGCGGGTGACTGTCGACGGCGTCGAAAAGGTATCGCCCGAGGAGTGGACCTTCGACTTCGCGACCGGCGAGGTGGTGTTCGCGCCAGGCAGCATTCCGGGACCTAGCGAAGAAGTGACGGCAGGGTGCGAGTTCGACGTGCCGGTCCGCTTCGACACCGAACGCATCGCGGTCAGCCTGACCGCCTTCAAGGCCGGACAGATACCGTCGATCCCGCTGATCGAGGTGCAGCAGTGAGCGGCTATCCTGAAGCTCTCGCCGCGCATATCGGACGCGAGGTGACGACGGTCTGCCATTGCTGGCGGCTGACGCGCAGGGACGGCTGGGTGGCGGGCTACACCGACCACGACCGGCCGCTGACGATCGGCTCGACAGTTCATGCGCCGCAGACGGGACTGAGCGCCAGCGAGGCGCGGGACACGCTGGGGCTCGCGGTCGACACGGTGGATGTCGAAGGCGCCCTGTCATCCGACGACATCAGCGACGAGGACATCGCGGCCGGGCTCTACGACGGGGCGACTGTGGAGACCTTTCTCGTGAACTGGCGGCAGCCGGGCGATTTCGTCATGCTGCGCAATGCGACCGTCGGCAAGATCACTCGCACCGATGGGCGTTTCGTCGCCGAACTCGAAAGCCTGGCGCATTCGCTGGACCGGCCGAGCGGCCGCTATGTCAGCCGGACCTGCGATGCGGAACTCGGCGACGCGCGATGCGCTTTCGACCTCGACAATCCGGAATTCACCGGCGCCGGGACCGTGGAGGCGCACGAAGCGCCGTCGACGCTTGCCGTCAGCGGGCTCGACAAATTCGCCGCCAGCTGGTTCGCAAACGGCGTGCTGAACTGGACCACGGGAGCAAATGCCGGTCGCAGCGAGCGGGTCGACGAACATCGCAGGGATGCGACGGGAACGACGCTGGTCCTGAGGCCCGAACGCTGGATGGTCGCTTTGCCCGGCGACACGTTTTCGGTAGTCGCCGGCTGCGACAAGAAATTCGCGACCTGCAAGGCGAAATTCGCCAACGCAATCAACTTCCGTGGCTTCCCGCATTTGCCCGGCAACGACGCGGCCTATGGCTATGTCGTCGATGGCGGCAGATTCGACGGTGGACCGATCGTGCCATGAGACTTACGCGTCCTGATGTCGCCGACGCCGTGGCGAAGGAAACACTGTCCTGGCTGGGCACGCCTTACCGGCACCAGGGTTCGCGCAAGGGCGTCGGCTGCGACTGCCTGGGGCTGGTGATGGGCGTATGGCGCGCGATCCATGGCGAGCTTCCTGAACTGCCGGGTCCGTATGCGCCGGACTGGGCCGAGGCAGGCGGTGAGGAAAGGTTCCTCGCCGCCATGAGACGGCATTTCCGCGAAAAGCAGGCCGACAACAGGCTCGCCGGTGACCTGCTGCTGTTTCGCTGGCGGCCCCATCTGCCGGCCAAACATGCAGGCATCCTGGTCGAGGCGAACAAGTTCGTCCACGCCTACCAGGGCAACACCGTCTCGCTGTCGGAGCTTGTGCCGCAATGGAGGCGGCGCATCGCCGGTGTGTTCGCCTTTCCCGACCCATTCTAGATAGGACCCTTCATGGCAACCATTCTCCTCCAGGTCGCAGGCGCGGCAATCGGGAGCCTGCTTGGCCCGGTCGGCAGTGCGCTCGGCGCCGCTGCGGGCGCGCTCGCCGGCTACACGATCGATCAGGCGCTTATCAACGGAACGCGCCGCGTCGAGGGACCGAGACTGACGGGAGCGCGGCCCTTCACGGCCGAGGAAGGAGCGGCGATACCGCGCGTCTATGGAACGGCGCGCGTCGGCGGGATCATGATCTGGGCGACCCGTTTCGAGGAGTCGAGTTCGACGAGCCGGCCCGGCGGCAAGACCGGGCCGAAGGTGACCGAATACAGCTATTTCGCGAACGTCGCCTTCGGGCTCTGCGAAGGCGGGATCGCCGGCGTCAGGCGCGTCTGGGTCGACGGGCGCGAAATCGACAGGAACACGATCGAAATGAGGGTGCAACGCGGCCTCGAAGCGCAAGGCGTCGATCCGCTGATTTCGACGAAGCAGGGCGCTGGCAATGCGCCCGCCTATCGCGGCACCGCCTATGTGGTGCTGGAACGCTTTCCGCTCGCCGACTACGGCAACAGGATTCCGCAGTTCCAGTTCGAGGTGTTGCGGCCGGTCGGCGCGCTGCCGAAAGACATCCGCGCGGTGTCGCTGATCCCGGGGGCTACCGAATACGGACTCTCTCCGTCGCTGGTGACGCGGCAGCGCCGGCAAGGCGACACCAAGGCGGTGAACCGCAACGTCCTGTTCGGCGAAAGCGACCTTGTCGCCTCGCTGGACGAACTGCAGATGCTCTGCCCCAACCTCAAGCATGTCGCGCTGGTGGTCGCCTGGTTCGGCGACGATCTCAGGGCAGGCGAATGCAGGATCCGGCCGGCTGTGACGACGAGCAACGGATCGGGATTCTCGAAATCGTGGACCGTGTCGGGAGGATCGCGCCCCTCGGCCATGGTCGTTTCGACCCATGAGGGCGGCGCCGCCTATGGCGGAACGCCCTCCGACCGCAGCGTCATGGACGCGATCGCCGAGATCAAGTCGCGCGGGCTGAAGGTGACGCTCTACCCCTTCGTGATGATGGACGTGCCTGCGGATAACGACCTGCCCGACCCCTACGGCAACCCTTCGCAGCCGGCCTATCCCTGGCGGGGACGCATCACATGCGAGCCGGCGCCGCTGGTGTCCGGCACCGCCGACCGCACGGCGCAAGCACGCGAGCAGGTCGAGGGTTTCTGCGGCAACGCACTTGCCAGCCAGTTCCACGCGATGGCCGACACTATCAACTTCAGCGGTACTCCTGATGATTGGGGATACCGGCGCTTCATCCTGCACAACGCACGGCTGGCACAGGCGGCGGGCGGGGTGGACGCATTCCTGATCGGCAGCGAGTTGCGCGGGCTGACAACGCTGCGCGACGAGGACGACGAGTTTCCCTTTGTCGATGCGCTCCGCAGCCTGGCGGGGGACGTGCGCGGGATTCTCGGGTCGTCGACGAAGATCACCTACGGCGCCGACTGGAGCGAATATTTCGGCCACCATCCGCTCGACGGCACCGGCAACGTCTATTTCCATCTCGATCCGCTCTGGGCGGACGCGGCGATCGACGCGGTGGGCATCGACAACTACATGCCGCTCTCCGACTGGCGCGATGCCGACCATGCGGCGGGCAATCCCGACGGATTTGCGGGACCTTACGATGCGGCGGGCATGCGGGCGGCGGTCGCCGGCGGGGAGGGTTTCGACTGGTACTACCCGACCTACGAGGCGCGGCGTTCGCGCGACCGTTCGCCGATCACGGACGGCGCTTTCGCAAAGCCCTGGGTGTTCCGCACCAAGGACCTGAAAAGCTGGTGGTCGCAGCCGCACCACAACCGGATCGACGGCGAGGAGGCCGAGGAGCCGACCGCCTGGGCACCTGAGAGCAAACCGTACTTCTTCACCGAGCTCGGCTGCCCGGCGACCGACAAGGGACCCAACCAGCCGAATATATTCGCCGATCCGAAGTCGGCCGAGGGCGGCCTTCCGTACTTCTCCAGCGGCGGACGCTCTGATATCGCGCAGCAACGTTTCCTCGCGACGCATCATGCGCACTGGAGCCCTGCCGGCGAGACGTTCGAGGCGACGGACAATCCGATCTCGACCGTCTATGGCGAACGGATGGTCGATCCGCAACGACTGTATGTGTGGGCCTGGGACGCTCGGCCCTATCCGGCCTTCCCGCTGCGCAGCGATCTGTGGTCCGATGGTGGAAACTGGCACCACGGTCACTGGCTGAACGGGCGGATCGGCAATCCCTCCGTCGGCGAACTCATCAACGCGATCCTTGCCGATCACGGCCTGCCGCCCGCCGCCGTCGAGGGCGTTGACGGAACGGTGCATGGCTATGTAATCGACGAGCCGGGTTCGGCGCGGTCTTCGCTCGATCCGTTGATCGACCTCTTCGGGCTCGCCGTGATCGAGACTGCGCAAGGGCTCGTTTTTCGAGGCGAGGCCGATCAGGCGACGACGGTACAGATCGACGAGATGGTGTCGGACGGCCGCGACGCGGTGATGGAGACGGTCAGGTCGCCCGACCATCAGTTGCCCATGGAAGCGGTGCTGAGCTTCCGCGATCCTGTGGTCGAGTACCAGACGGTTTCGGTCAACCAGACGAGATCGGGCGCGCCGGGCCGCAGCCAGCATGCGATCGGCTTTCCCGGCTCGCTGGAAGCCGGGCAGGGCAGGGCGCTGATCGGCGACTGGCTGAGACGCGCATGGGCGGGGCGCGAGCGCATAGGGTTTGCCGTGGCGCAGCCGAATGCCGCTATCGTGCCGGGCGCGATCCTCCGCCTGCCCGACTCGGAAGTCGACTATCTCGTCACCGAGATCGAGGACGGGCTGGTGCGCAAGGTTTCGGCACGGCAGATCGTGCGCGCAGCGCCGACCGCCTGGCAATCCGCAAATCCGGGCGCGGTGACGGCTCCGGTGCAGATCGTAGGGCAGCCGCTGGCGGTGTTTCTTGACCTGCCGATGGTGCAGGAGAGCGAAGCGGCCGAGGAACATTTCCGCGTCGCCGCCTGGCAAAGCAAGTGGAAAAGCCAGGCGGTTTTCGTCTCGCCCGAGGACACAGGCTTCGCCCAGCGCGCCACGATCGACCGAGCCGCCGACATCGGCGTGCTGGTGGAGCCGCTGCCGCCAGGCGTGTGCGGGCGTCCCGATCGGTCGGTGGACATCACCGTCGAGCTTTATCGCGGCGCGTTTTCGAGCGTCAGCCGCGCGCAACTCCTGAACGGGGCAAACAGCATCGCCATCCGCTCGGCCAATGGGGTCTGGGAGATCGTCCAGTTCGAGTCGGCCGAGGAGATCGAGCCTGATATCTGGAAGCTTGGCGGACTGTTGCGCGGCCAGCTCGGCACCGACGACGCGACAGCATCCGGAGCCGAGGCCGGCGCCGATGTCGTCGTGCTCAACGAGGCGGTTCAGGCGGCCGGGCTTTCGGCCGGCGAGATCGGCCTGCTGCTCAACTGGCGCGTCGGGCCCGCAGGCGCTGATTTTTCGGGCGCGAACTTCTCCGATCATTCCGAGACCGGCGGGCTGCGCGCGCTTCTGCCGCTGTCGCCGGTCCATCTGCGGGCGAAGAAGGATCCGTCCGGCGACCTCGTCATCGGCTGGACGCGGCGCGGCCGGATCGGCGCCGACAGTTGGACCGCAAGCGACATTCCGCTCGGCGAGGAGCGCGAGGAATATCAGGTCGAGATCGCCCATGCCGGCGGCGCGGTGGTGCGCACCGCGACCTCGCCGACGCCAGACTATCTCTACGCGAGCGCCGACATCGCCGCCGACTTCGGCGCGCCGCCCGACGAGATCGACGTCACCGTGCGCCAGCTCAGCCTCGCGGCCGGCTGGGGCCTGCCGGCGACGCGCCGCCTTTCGCTTTCATAACCAATCCAACACATGAGGAAGAACATGACCGACAGCAAACCGTGGTACCTTTCGCGCACCATCTGGGCCTCGCTGATCACCATCGTGACGGCGACGGCCGGCGTGGTGGGCGTGCCGGTGGCCGGCATCGACAACTCAGCGCTGACCGACACGCTGCTGCAGGCGATCACCGCCATCAGCGGGCTGGTGGCGATTTTCGGCAGATTGGGGGCGAACGCCAAGATTGGGTGA